TGTAGTGTATCATCAATACCATCATCATTTTCATCTACTATTTCAGGTATAGCTGCTTCTGCTTCTAAATCTTCTTCAATATCCTCTACTGCTTCAGTTACATTTGTTGCTAAACCTTCTAATTGGTCTTTTAAATCATCACTAAGTTCAATTTGGGGTCTAGATTCTAATTGTAATATTTTATCTTGTAGTTCTTCTATTTGATCATTTAGATTTTCTATTTCTGAATCTTTGGGATCTATAAAACCTCTTAAATATTCTCTAGATCTTAAAACTAAATTTTCATGTGATTCAAGTCCTCCTTTAGTTGGTATATCATAAAATAATTCTTCATATAAATTAAAGAATGTAGATATATCTTTATTTAAATCTGTTTTACCTAGTTCTGAGAATTCAGAGTCTAAATTATTAGATAATGCATAATTACCATAAACAGATTTATTCATTTGTACATTTACTACACCTTCGTTTAATCCAGATTCTTTAATGGTAGGAGTAGAAGTTGTTTTTTTATTTAAAATATTAGAAGCTGCTATGTCTGCTTTAGATGGGGATTTTTTTATAGGTTCTTTTACATAAGATACTTCTGGAAATTTTTTGTTTCCAGATTTAAAACTAACCTTACTACCCTTTCCCGTTAATTTAGATACAAGTTTATTAGGTCGTTTGGGAGATATTTTTACTGAATTTTGTTTAGGTATGTTTTTAGCCATTATCTAACTACTTTAAAGTGATAATTGTTATCGTATACTATTGTTCCTTCGTTGTTGGTATGTTTAAATAATACTCTATAGTATCTTTCAGGTTGTAAACCTTTCATAAATAATTTAAAAAACATACCATCATTATCTGCACTTAATTTAGTAAAATTATTATCAAATGGGATAATTTCTTCTTCTGTGTGTGCATCTCTTACACTATAAAAAGAAGATGTTGTAAAATACCCAACATTTAAAAAATTAGATGAAGATGCAAATTGTCTAACTGGATATTTATCTCTAACATGTATTCTAAAAGTTGCTTCATCATTTTGATTATATTCTTCTTGATTTTTATATAATGAAACACTTAGTTCGCCATTTTGTTTTGCTAATGACTGCGAACTATGTAAACTATCATCCCATTTAAATACAAGTCTTGGTGGAAATATTGTATGAGTATCAACAGAAAAATATTTCATTTCACCAAAACTACTAGATGTATCTTGTTCTACTGAATCTGGTTGTTTTATTAAAAAACCATGATTAGTTATACCATCGGGGTAAATTCTACCAGCTAAACTAGCACTAAATTTTTGTATTATAGAAGTTACATTTATGTTTGTATCTAAAGAATCACCATTTAAAAATTGTTGTGATCCCTGAAAAGCACTACCTGTATACCAAACTCCTCCTCCTTCTGTTATTCCACTTACATTTATACTTCCTGTGGTTCCTGAGGTAAAACTTGATGTAGTCCATTCTGTTTTTGAGTTATCATTGTCTCTATATACCCATGAACAACCATTTGAACCTGTTGGTAAATTAGAAAATCTTCCTGTTCCTTCATTCCATGATTGTGATATAGCAAATACTTCTAAATTTAAAGTAGATTCTAAATTTTTATGTTCTGACGATAATAATTGTAATGCTACTTCTGAAGTACCATTATTAAATACAGATGAACCTATTTTATTAGATATAGTAGATTTTATTTCTTCATTTTTAAATTTAATTAAAGCTCTTGAAGGATAATATCTTGAATCTGAACTACCTTTTTCTTTAACAATTTCTAAAATTTCATCATGACCTGTGTTTAATTTAGTTCTGTCAGGATGACTGTATATTGTAGCGTCTTTTTCGGGAAATATAAAATAGTATGCCATATTAGTATGTTGTTACTCGTCCTTTAATGTCTGTATTTAAGTATTTTATTTCAAATATGCTTGGGTCTAAAGCGGGATAAATTACTCCTTTTCTTGTAGCTCCATTAAAATCATATTTGTATTGCGAATAACCTAAAGATGTTCCACTTTTATTTGTAAATGTTAATTTTTCTAATGATTGTACACCTGTTACTATTGTTATTAAGTTAGATACTTCTGCTGTAATAATTGGTTGATTTATTTGCCATTTATCTATATTAAAATAATCTTGTAATTCAGCTATACAATTTAACATTACTTCATTATTATTATAATTAGGGAAAACTGTTATTTCAAATTCTATTCCAAAATTAATAATAAATGCGTTTTTAATGTTAATAGCATCTGTTAGCATTCTATATTGTTCGAGATATGTTTGTAAGTTTGTTTTAGTAGCTATATTTAAATTTGATAATTTTTTACTATTATCATACCCTAAAGTATATAAATTTAAAGCTAATGGGTTACGAATTCTATTAAATTCATTAGATAAAGGAGAAATTTGATCATCTTGAACTATATAAGCTTTAGCTACTCTACCAAATTTTGTAGGCATACTCATAGTTCTAATAATATAATCTTCTTTTGTTACTGTTCTTTGTTGAGTAGCAAATTGGGCTATTGTATTTTCTCTAATTTCTTCTATTGAATCACCATCACCACCACCTTTAGCAGCTTCTGGATTATTTATAGCTACTGAATTTTTAACAAAATTAAGTAGTGAACCATTTAAATTAGGATTATTAGAAGTAAGTAAAGTATCTATTGTATTAATTGTATTAGAATTTACATTAGCATTTATTCCCCCTCCTACTACATATTTTACAGTAAGTGTTGTATTAGCTGGTGTTTGACCATAGGCTTTAGTCATTAAAAAGTTTGATGGATCATAAGCTGTGTCTAATTTACTTCTTCCATCTTTAATTCCTAAACCTATATTGTCTGGGTTTGGTATTATTTGTTCATCTGCTTTATCACTATTACCTGCCCCAAATTGTATTTCGAGTTTATTATTCGCTTTAAATCTAGAAACGAATCTTCTTGATGATTTTATTAATTTTAATAAATATGGTGTTTCACCATTAAATCCTAAAAGTTCAGGATCATTTGCCCCTGTGTTTTCTACTTCTTGAAAAATTATATCTTGTGCTAAATATGGTACCTCATAATATTCATTACCATTTGAGTCTGTAATAGATTCTATTGATATTATATTATTATCTACTAATGTTAATGTTTTAAATTTTTCAGCACTTCCAATAGTAAATGTTTGTTCTTTAGTTTGACCAGATATAGCTTTAGTTTTCTTTTTTAAAAGATAATATTCTGGATTGTCTGAACTATCATATTGGTAAATACTAATTTCTGTGGGATCAAAGCTTGAAGATACTTTAAAATCTACTTCATTATTAATATAAAAAGTAGGACCTTCAGTAGAATTAAAAGTTGAATTAGGGTTAATTTGTAAACAATAATCAAAATCAGGACTATAGTCCCCACTAGCTCCTGTTGAAGGTATTAATTGAAACACATCTAAATCAACACTGGAAGCTTCTATTACTTTAGGTCTATAACCCATAGCATAAGCTAAATTATATAAATTTTCTTTTTCTTGTGCTAATAATAAAAATGATTCTTTTAATTGAGTATCAGTATAATAAGATAAAACATCACCTACGTATGCCGCCATTTCCATAAACATCATACCAGGATTACCTTCACTAAAATCATTAAAGTTATTTGGAAAGTATACTTCCGCAAATTCCATTAATTGATCTTTAAAAGAATTATAATCTTTACTTAGATATTTTATATCTTTATCTTGTGTTTTATTTGATACTTTATTGTAAGCCATTTTAACTATAATTTATTTGTATTGAGTCTTCTGATTCATCTAATTTAATTGAATAAGTTATTGTAATAGAAACTCTATATTGGTCTATATCTTGTTTTAAAGAAATATCTGTTATTGTTATTTCAGGTATCCAAAATGCTAATTGACCATTTATATTTTCTTGTAATGTAACTTCATCTATACTATTTTCAAATAATTGGCCTTTTAACCCAATCCCATAATCTGGGTGATTTATTCTTTCTCCTGGTACAGTAAGTAATAAATTTAAAAAATTAGCTTTTATTTGTTCTTTAGCTGTTTGAGTGCCTGAAGTCATATTTACATCATTCAAAGGAAAAGCAACCCCAATCCTAGCATTATTGTTAAGATCTAATGGATTTATTCTTTTTGTACTTTGAATTAATGGCATATATTATCTTCCTTTTTTCTTATTTATTGCTTTCATTAAACCACTATAATCTCTAGTAACTGCATTAGCTACTGAATCTGGCATACCTGCTGTTGACATAGGTGCACTTGAACTAAATGGATGACTTGTAGGTGCCATAGCTGTTTGTGTGTTAGTATCACCCATTGCTGTTTCATTTAGTAAGTCATTTAATGTATTATCACCTACAAAGTTGTGTTTTTTTATAGGTTTTTTACCCATTATTTTTTCTTTTAAAGATGATTGTTGTGGAACTTCAATTTTTCTTTCAGTGTGTTCTACTATAGTTGGGTTTAATTCATTACGTAAATCTTCTTTAAGTGATTTAATTTCTCTGCGTAACGCATAATCGATTTCTTCTCTAACTACTTTTCTAATTAGATTTTCAAAAGTTTTTGCTTTCATGTTGTTAATTAATGTTTGTTAATAAATATAAAAAATTTAAAAATTAGTTTATCTTTGGTCTATATATTCTTCCTTCATCATTATCCCCATCTGGATCGTCATAAATATAATTACCCAATATATCATACTGTAAGTTTTCTGACTCATCAACTTGACTATTTAAATAATTGTCTACAAGTTCTGTGTTTAAAGATCCATCAGGGGTTAAAAGATCTTCAGGGACACTACTTATAGGAATACATCTTATAATATATTCTTTATAAAATCTTTCTACTAAAGATATAAAGCCATTAACTGATGATAATAATGTATTAAATAGTGCTATAATTAAGGGTATTATATTAAATACAGCTATAACCTTAACTATTGTTTTTAGGGCATAACTAGTATATGTTTTTATAGCTCCTACATATTTTAATATTAAACCTTCTGCTTGGCTTATTTTTTTAATTATAATTTCAGTTGCTTTACCCGATGCGAATAGACCTACAAGTGCTACTAAAGCTAATTTAGCTGCTACTATTATTACTTTTAAAGCTGTTAGTAAAGCTTGAAATATTGCTAATAATGTTGATATTTGTACTAATGATTCTAATATTTTGTCTGTTTTGGTTTTAAGTCTTTCTAATTTTTTAATTATTCCTTCTAATGTATTTTTTCCTTTATTTAAAGACGATAAAGTAATATTTTTAGTTTTTGTAACTATATTCATTACTCTAGCGTCACAACTTTTTGTAAGTATACTTTCTTGTAATTCTGATCTTGTAGGTAATTCTTCTTTAACTTTTTGTATTGCTTTTCCTTTTGCTTGTTGTTTTAAATCTTGAGTTATATCAAATAAAGGACCATCTACCCCATTTTCAATTATAGTTCTAATAGGTGTTAAACCATCACTACCTCCTATCATAGCCCCTACGGTAACAAAAGTACTTACCTTAGATATTTTTTGTGTTATATTATTAAGTTTATCTAAAGATTCTTTAGATTTATTTAAAGTATTTCCTATTACATTACTAGCCATTTTATGTTAATTTTGTAGTTTTACTTTTAAATTGTTTTATATTATCTCTTAAAGCTTGTATTTGTTTTCTTCTTGTAACAAAAGATGCATCATTTAATGGGTTAGGACCTGTAAAACCTCCTGGGGCAGTATATGATACTTTATATAATATGTCATCAATAATACTATCTACAACATCTAATAATCCATTCATACCTCCTAACCATTCATCTAATTCATTTCCTAATACTGCGGGTTCTGTGGGTAGGTTTTTATCTGATTTTAAACCCAAATATATGTTAGGTGTATTAATTACTAATTTACTTTCATTATTATTACTAGTGTCTAAATGAATACTTTTACGTGCACTAAATCCTATAGCTTGATTTGAAAATAATAATATAGAATCACCTTTAGCATTAAATAATAATCTATCTGAATCTATTATTACTTGTTTACCTTTATAATCAATTGTACTTGTTGGTTTATAAGCCATATTATACTATTTTTGCATCAGTTATACCATCTTGGTATTGATCTTTATTTCCTCTTCTTGAACCACCATATAAATTATGGTAATTAGTTGAATTAGAAGCTAATGTTGTTCTTTTTCTTGTTCTATATTCACTATAAGATACATGTACCCAACTTTTTATACTTCTTTCTGGGTATTCCCATATTAATTGATCCCAACCACTTACATTATAGTAAATATAATTATATAATTCTGCTGTTGATAATCCTGGTACTTGTAAATCTATTGCTTCACCATAACAATGTTGAGAATTACCTGAACCTCCTATAACTGGGTTTGTATTTAATTGTATACTTCTATATGCTGAAGTTATTACTAAATTAGGATAAACATCTACAATAGGATCAACAATATTTTCCATTAATTTTGTTAAAGCTCTTATTACTTGAGATTGAGTAGGGGAATTATCAATACCTGGAAAATTATTAATACCTGAAGATGCAGCAGTATTTGACCATATTAAATGTTTTAATTTAAAATGTCTTCCTATAAATTGTTCTATATTCATTTTAATCTACACTTGTTTCAAAATTACTATCTACACCACCTTTATTACTACCTTGACCAGGATTTTTATAATGAGAAGGTAATGATATATTATTATCTTTTTGTATTACTTGGTTATCTGTATTTTTAAGATTTTCAGCTTCGTTTTCAATTTTAGCGTCTTTTGCTATTTCATTTAGTTCTGGTATTTCATTTACCCCTAATGGTATATTTTGAGAACTAAGATCTATATCTGTATTTAATAAAGGAACAGGTTCTCCTATAGCTGTGTCTGATTTCTTTAACGGTCTAGGTTCTAATAAAGATTGTTCTAAAGTTTGTGGTTCTATATATTCGGCATTAAACGAATCCATATAAGGTGATGCTTGTTTAAAATTTCTAATTCTTTGTGTAGAAGTTAAATATATATTTGAACCATCATCACTAATATTTTCTATAGTTGGTAACCATCCTTTTTCATCTAATTTTGATGATTGACCATTTCTTATAATAGTGATAGGATCTCCTGTATTTCCAGTATCACTCCATGTATTAGGATTTGATATATTATTGTTATTATTAGTGGATCCAAATCTTATAGAATTACCAAATCTACCTTCTAAAATCATATCACCTTCATAAGGTAATAAAGGTTTTATATTTGTTTGTTCTTTAAAATATTGTCCTAAATTTATATCTGTTCCTCCATCTGTTACTTGTCTAGATATTCCTGCTTCTGTTTCTTTATAATCATTTGAAGTTTGTTCTGATTCTAGTCCTTTTACTGTTGGTAAAGCATTATGGTGGGGATGACCCCACATATTTACTTGGGGTAAATAATATGTAGATGTTTGTTTACCATCATAAATATTTTTATCATTAGTAGTTAATATTAGTACTATTTCGTTTATTAAGGGATAATATTTTAAATAGGAAAATAAAGGGGAAGCAGTTGATGCGTTTTTAGGAAGTAAGTTTGGGTTATTATTATCTAAATAGGTATAAAATATAGTACCCACAGCATCATAATTACCATATTCTTGAGCCAAAGGGTGATTTATATCTAATATGATATCAAGTACTCTAACAGCTCTTAATCTGTTTTGAGTATTAAATGATATTTGTTCTTTACTTTTTCTTGATCTAACTATTGCCATCTGAATCTGGTGCTTCTAATTGTTTAGGTTCTTCAACAGTTTTAGCTATTTCTTCAGTTAATTCTTGAAGTTGAGCCATTTCGTCTTCTGTTAGTAATC